TACGAAGAACCCATAAAAGATCAAAACGACAATGCAAACGATCATGTGTACTTCATGACTGTAGATACCGCCAGAGGACAGGGAAAGGACTACAGCGCGTTTGTTGTCATAGATGTAACCAAACCACCCTACAAGGTAGTTGCTAAATTTAGAAACAATATTATTTCACCTTTAGTCTTTCCCTCCATAATCAGATCAGTCGGCAAAAAGTATAACGATGCTTGGATTTTGGTGGAAGTCAATGACATTGGATCACAGGTTGCTGATGTTTTACATACGGACTTACAATATGAAAACTTGGTAAAAGTTAACATGTTGGGTAGAAAAGGCCAGATAATTAGTGAATTTGGTGGATCCAAAGGATTGCAGTTTGGTGTAAAAACTAGCACATTGGTTAAGAAGCTTGGTTGCTCTGTTCTTAAAAATTTAATAGAACAGGATAAACTGACATTCAGTGATATTGACATTATAAATGAATTTACTACATTTATTGCTAAAAGAACAAGTTATGAAGCAGACGAGGGACATAACGATGACTTAGTGATGTGTTTAGTTCTTTTTGCATGGGCAACTAGACAAGATTTTTTTGAAAATTTGACAAATTTAGATGTTCGTTTGGAGATGTATAAGGATCAAATAGAACAGATAGAATCTGAACTTTTACCAATTTTATATAACGACGGTCTTACTGATGAAATGGATGATATTGAATCAAAAAATCAAGAAGATATTTGGTTAGTTATCGAACCTAATAAAATTCCTAAAAAGGTAATTTTTGAAGAAAAAGATAATATATCCGGTTGGTTTATTTGAAGATATTTAAAAATATACATATTTTAAACCAAACTATTTAAAGGAGAACAAAAAATGGCCAGACCAAATGTATCAATAAGAGTAGTAGATGAATCTTTAGTTGCTCCAAATGGAGAACAAGCAAGTCCTGGAATTGGAGCTATTGTTTCTAGACAGGGATTAGTTGCAAATTTAGGATCCACTCTAGAAAAACAACTAGGATTAATGACAGTTGAAAATGTACAAGACCTCTTTGGTCGTCTGCGTTACTATGCAGAAAAAGAATTAATTGCGGCTGGGGTAACTGGTATAACACTTCAATCAACAATTGGATCAACTGCTGCTAGTTATATTGATATCGGCGGAACTGGTGCAACTAAAGATTGGCAAAAAGAATGGTGGGCGACTCATAATTTCTTACAATATGGTGGAGCATGTAGAGTTGGTGGAACCGGATCTCAAACTAATACAACAGCGACAGACTCACTATCTGATCCTAATATTTCATATGATGTATTATTCATGGGTGATACAGCTGCAGCAGATTATTCAAATTTAAAAACAGTGGTAAATGCTAGACAAAATACAGAAATTCCAGTTTTAGGTGTAATTTGCGCCACTGGTGGTATTGTATCTGCAACAAAGGAAGCTGATACAACATCGCCATTCTTTATATATGTTGCCGGTTCTAAGTATCATTTGAATGGTTACGGTGAAGGATCCGATGATGCGACTGATTTAATTTCAACAAATCTATCTCCAGATGTTGCTGGATGCATAACTAGATGCGATAGAGATTCATTTCCTTGGTTCTCTCCTGCAGGAAGAGTAAGAGGAAGAATTTTAAATGTAGTAAGACTTGGAGAAAATCCATCTGCCGCACAACAAGATACTCTATATGATAATGGTATTAATCCAGTAGTAACTTTTCCAGGCGAAGGAACTATTTTGTTTGGAGATAAAACTGCCGAAGTGGATACTTCAACTCTTTCGAGAATTAATGTTTCAAGATTGTTTATCTATCTAAGAAAAGTAATCAATCCTATCGCAAGATCGGTATTATTTGAAATTAACGATGCAGAGACAAGAGAAAGATTTACTTCTGTTGTAACTGGTGTTCTGGAGCAAGTACGAGGTCAGAGAGGAATAACAGATTATCGTGTTATTTGTGATGAAACTAATAACACTCCGGATTTAGTACAATCTAGAATATTTGTCGCAGATGTTCTTGTTAAACCAACCATTGCGACTAATTATATTAGAATTACATTTACTAATAAAAACTTAACAGATAGTTTAGGATAATTTAAATATTAAAGGAGTAAAAAATGCCAGCAAATATCGTAGACTTTAGAAATCAGTTCAAGGGAACAAGAAATAATAGATTTAAAATAATCTTGACCCCTCCGGCTACTGGTACACCAGCAAAAGGAGCTCAAGCAGTCACTATACAATCAGACTTGACATTATATGGAAAGGCAACAGCATTACCCACTGCGTCTATTGGCATGATTCCTGTTCCTTGGATGGGTAGAGTTATTAAATTTTCAGGGGAAAGAACATTTGCGGATTGGAGTGTTCAACTATACGATTCAGGCGAAGCAGAAGGTGATGTTAGACGATCAATGATGAATTGGTTGGAAGCAATGAATACTGCAAGAACACACGATATTTCTTATAACTATACAGGTAGTGCAGAAATACATTGGGACGATTTGGCAGGGACGCAGTCGTCAGCTCACAACAGCCAAAGTGGATTCAAGAGAAAAGTAAAGTTAAATGGAGTATTTCCTATTGATGTTGGAGAATTGCAATTAAGTTATGACAATGTAGATCAGTTTAGTGAATTTCCAGTAACATTTGCATACGATTTCTGGGAATACATGTAATTGAATTAATTATAGAAAGAATATTATTATGGCATTAAGCGATTATTTTGGTTTTTCGTTTGGAAAGAAAAAGTCTTCGGAAGAACAAGAGGGGGTTGAAGCACCAAAAGCCCAACCCTCTTTTGTTTCTCCAGATGATTATGATGGCACATATGTAATTGAAACTGGTGGTATCATGAGTAGCTACTTTGATTTTGGTGGCTCACTCATGGAAGAAAATACATTAATTCAGCAATATCGCTCAATGTCGCTTTATCCCGAAGTAGATAAAGCGATTTTAGATATTGTCAACGATGCAGTTGTTTTTGATGATGTAAATGAATGTGTTCAAATGAATCTTGATAATATCATATCTCTTTCTGATAATATTAAAAGTAAACTTCAAACAGAATTTAAATATATTAAAAAACTATTAGATTTTCACAACAAAGGTGATGATATCTTTAGAAGATGGTATATTGATTCTAAAATTTATTATCATGTAATAATAGATTCAAATCAACCACAAAAAGGTATAATTGAATTAAGAGGAATAGATCCAACAAAAATTAAGAAAGTTAGAAAAGTAACTAAAGAAATCAAACCGGGAACAAGCGGTAGTGTTGCTGTAGTTAAAAATATAGATGAATATTTTATCTATACTGATTTAGATACTGATTCTTTAACTCCAACTACATCCCAAGGAATTAAGATTTCTCTTGATTCTATTTCATATATTCATAGTGGAATTGTTGATTCTACTACAAAAAGGGTAGTCGGTTATATACACAAAGCAATTAGACCGGTTAACATGTTGCGTCAAATTGAAGACGCAGTTGTAATTTATAGAATATCAAGAGCACCAGATAGAAGAATTTTTTATGTTGATGTTGGTAATTTACCAAAACAAAAAGCAGAGCAATATATTGCTGCTTTAATGAATAAGTATAGAAATAAGATAACCTACGATAGCAGAACAGGTGAAATCAAAGATGAAAGAAATCATATGTCCATGCTTGAGGATTATTGGATTCCAAGACGCGAAGGTAACAGGGGAACTGAAGTTGCAACCCTAGAAGGTGGTCAGAATTTAGGACAATTGGAAGATGTGGATTACCTTCTAAAGAAAGTCTATAGAGCACTAAATGTTCCCATCAGTCGCATGGAAACCACCACCGGATTTAGTCTTGGACGTTCTACAGAAATAACCAGAGATGAGGTTCTTTTCTTTAAGTTTATAGAAAAATTAAGAAAAAGATTTTCTTTCCTTTTTATAGATTTATTGAAAAAACAAGTTCTTTTGAAGGGAATAATGACAGAAACTGATTGGAATAAAATATACCAAGATATTTATTTTGTTTGGAATAAAGATTCATTTTTCACTGAGCTCAAAGAAAATGAAATATTAAGAGAAAAGGTTGATATGTTGAGTATTTTGGCAAATTATACTGGTCAATTTTATTCAACAAAATGGT